TGCATATTGATTACCGGATTCAAATCCTGCATCGCCTGGTTCATCGAGTCGACCTGCTCAGAGCGTTGCGCGCGCGCGAGAGGAGATTCAAATCGCACCTTCGGCTGCCCACCGAGCTCCATGATGATATTCGGGACCGGTGCGAATGCCCTCTCTCTCAGCATGAGATTGAAAACTCTGGCAACCCATGGAATGCCAAACTCGCTTTCCCATCTGCCATACGTCGGCCCAAGCATTTTCTGCACGATATTCTGCTTCTGCTGGAAGACATACACGCGCATCTCTTGCTGGCCTTCGAGGGCCATCAATTGCTCAAGCATATCGGCATAGAAGATTCGGCGAATCTGGTCTTTCAAGACTTTCGCATCAATCTGGGAAAAGCTGTAGCTGCCGGTACCCAAGTCGAGCGGCGCGATTGCGTTGCTAAGCGCCTCGCCCGATTGCACACGCACAACGGTAACACCCCACGGAGAGAACCGCCGATCGCCAATCACTGAATCATGCCGTTGAATCAAGGGTTTTTTGATCCGCAAGGCCATCGCATCAAGGTCCATCTTCACGGCAGAGTTGAGCGTGATCAAGGTATTCAGCGCGATCTCGCCCAAACCGCGGCCGTAGGGTTCGCCCCAACAGCGCGACCAGCGATGCACGACGTCGGGGAATTCTTCGAAACCTGACTCGTACACTTTCTTCTTGCTCTGTGCCTCGGCAATGCAGGACGCAAACGGCATAGCTTTATTGCCGTAGGCTTTCTCCATGTGCCGGCGCGGGTATATCCCTTGGATAAAACGGAACTCATCGGCCTTACCCGAGTCGTATGCCTGTTGAATATTCTCCGGCAGATTCTCTCTGCCCCACAGATCGACTGCGGCCTTGGCGGTCTTCTTGATCTCTGAGTAAGTTTCGTCGACTTCGTTCCGTCCGTTTTCAAAAACCACGAACCGGCCGGCCTTGAAAGAACTGAACCGCAGCCCTTGAAAGCCAAACGGGTTCTCGTAGGGCAGCATCGGCCGCTTCTCAATCCGCATGTGACCGGTACCAAAGATCGCCCAGTCCATGTCAGACTCATAGGACTCTGGATAGAACGCCCCGCCGGCGGCCTGCTTGAGTATGCGATCGCGGCAGTCTTCGTACCATCCACGCGCTTCGTCGTCCTGGTTGACTATCGGATTCTCGTCGGCCAAGCCGAACCATTGCGAACCGGGACCATGCAGGTAGGAGCCAATCTGGCGCACCGCCAAGTCGGCAGAGCTGATTCCTTCAGAGTCGTACATGCGGCCCAGCAGCGCCTGGCCGGGAGCCTGGCTGGCTTGGACATTGCTTCGAGTCGCTTCGACGTATGGAGCGAGAAGATCAATCCGCGCACGAAAGTTCTCGGCGTATTTAACGCCTTCCGTGTAGCGATTGACAACTTTGGCGCCGATCTCGGCGTCTTGCTCTGGTGTGCGTTTAGCCATGGGAGGCAACCTCTCTGCTTTTGAACAAGCTCCCGTGCTTTGGACAGATATCGATGTCTCGATTCATCTGGCTTGGTTCCCTTAAAAACGTCCAGCCTTTTAGTTTGTCATTGTTGATTACACCCGGCATGTGCACAGCTTCAACTCGCACATGACAGTCCGTAAAGTCACATTCTATCAGCGTTATTTGGCTCATTATCCCTCCCCCAAGCGCTGCTTAAGCCCCTGCGTATTGTACGCCTGGCGCATGGTGGAAAAGTTGGTTGAACTTAAGCCTTCACCACGCGAGGCCTCAATCTGGGCCGCTTGCCGCTTGGTGGCTTCTAAATCTTTTGGCGGCTTTTCTTTCTTCGGCGAGCCGCCGCCGAAGAGACCCTGAATCATAGATCCCATGGTTATTCCTTCTCTATAGGAAATGCTTTGTAAAATCCCAACTCAGCGAGTTCCCGCTCTACTAATCGTACGACTTCCGGTGTTATCTTACGTTCTATGGCGTCAATCAATTTCCAATTATTTGCAACGAACCATTGAATCCTATCATTCTCTTTCCTATTCTTGGCCGAATGGTGTGGAGTTATAGCATGTAGGAAAATGCTTCTCATTGTTTTATTAATGTAGCGACGTTTATAACCTTCCAACCCCTAACTCCTTGGATCGAAGTCGACTGCTTCGGTTGAGATGTTTTCAAATCTTGGATCATAGCTGGACACGGTGCGCGTTGGTTTCGCGTCGTACTTCGTTGCCCCGGGAGAGATTCTGTTTAACAGCGCAAGGAAAGAATCTCCGATGTCTTCGTATGGATGATTTGGCTTCTTTGGCAGATCTCTACTCACCTTGCCAAAGCGATCCGTTGGGTAATACCACCGGCCGCCCAGCGCCTTGACCAGCGGGTCTGCATCAATCGGATCTATCAATAAAGAATTTCTGCGCTTGAGTAAACTCATGAGCGGTGCAACGCGAGGAGGCCACTTGGTCGGGATCGGTTCGACAAAACCGCCGATGCCGCTCTCTATCGCGAGAACAGAGTTTGTGTCCGGATTGGATTGATCACCAGTTTCCATAGACGGGTCAAAACCATGAAGTCTTAAAGTAGCCGCATTGAAACACCAGTTGGCATATTTCGCAAGCCACGGCTTTACTTGTTCTGCGATCAAATCGTAAATTCCACCAGCGCGATTGCCGAATCCGAACACGCCGTACACTCTCACCTGGCCCTTGAATTCCTGGCCGATTACACAGTATGGATGATGCCATCCATCCCAGCCGAAGAATAGCGGGCCGGCGTCTTGAGCCGGAAAGATTCGTTCGCGCGATACCATCGTGGCGCGATCAAAGCCTTCGGCTACCGATGCGCCCATTTGCACCGAACCAAATTCACCGTAAGACAATCGCTGCTTGATTTGATCGTCGGAGAGCGCAAGCTCGTTGCGCTTCCTAATCTCCATGGAGACATGGGGATTATCGCCGGGGGGGAATCGGAACCACATGCGGCGCACGTCAATTTCTTTCCCATCCCATTGAAGCACCTTGTTATACTCAGGATGATAGCCGTAGTATGGCGCAGCCTGCGGGCCGAACTTCCATCGCTGCACAACCCAGTAGTCCTCATCAGGTGGGTTCATGTTGAGGATTGCCGGATTGGAATAAGACGGAATACGACGGGAAGTTAAACCAGTCTCCCAACTCTGCTCGTCAATGCCGTTAGCGCCGAGCTCGCGCGAGGGGGCGGCCTCTTCGAATATCAAACCGACGCACTCAGCTTTCAATCTGTCTGTGGCGCCTTGATCCTCTACGCCAAACATATCGAGCGCTACTAGAGGGCGGCCGGATGACATGAAGACGCCAAGGTGCCCTTCATCATGAAGCCGCCAGGCGCCACCCCAGAAATCGTAGTTCATGCTGACGTGAGTTTTGAGAACGTGAGAGCGGAAGGAATCGGTTACATGCAGCCATCTGACGGGGGTTGGGAATCCCATCTCTGCGTGTTTCTGTGCGTGAAGGATAGTGGCTATGAGCCCCACTTGAGTTTTTCCTTCACCGCGCGGGCCGCTGATTGCGTACTCGGTGGCCAGTCCGTCTCGCACTGCACGAACAAAAGCCCCAGCCACCGGGCCGAGCTTGAGCTTCATCTCGGAGTTTGCGTTTTGTTTTTGGTTTAGGATCGACCGACCTGCCATGGCAGATAAATACTCGCAATTGGCAGGAATGTCTAGCTGATGTTAATACGCATCTGGATTTCGCGCGGCCATTTGCACTTGATCCCATTCTTCGATGTTCATGGATTAGCATTCATCACGGCCATAGTGGCCTTATTCCGCTCATGCTCTTCTTTTATGAAGGATTGGTAAGACTGCACCCTCCAAATCACCTTGCCACAGGAGCAAGGGAAATTCCGATCTAACCCTCTTCGGTAAGGGAAATGCATCTCCGCAGGGATGGTTGTGTAGCAGGACTCGTGCATTTGCCGAGTTGGCAATGACCATCTAAAAGGCATTGCTGCCTGTCTAAAAGAGACCGGACCCTCATAGGGATTTAACCCCAGCAAGATCCGCGCGGCCATCTGCACTCGATCCCATTCTTCGAGCGAAAACTGGGCGGC